TTGAGTGGGCTAAGTTTAGTGAGGTAGGGTATGGATTCATGTCTCGTCTACCCATTTGTTTAGACGGATCAAACAATGGACTCCAACACTTCTCTGCTATGCTCAGAGATACCATAGGTGGCAAAGCTACTAACCTCACACCAGAGAAGATACCTCAAGACATATACCAGTTGGTTGCAGATGTGGTACTGGATAAGATACGAGAGGATGCTAAACAGGGGGTACCCTACTCTAAAGAGTGGCTATCCTTTGGTATAGATCGTAAGATAACTAAGAGACCTGTGATGGTGGTACCTTATGGTGGTACACGCTTCAGTTGTAGAGCATACGTAGAAGATGCAATGGATGCTAAGATACTAGCTAACCCAACATCGAATCCATTTGGTGAGCATGTGTATGAAGCATCACTATACGTAGGTAAGCATGTATGGGAAGCGATAGGTGAGGTAGTGATTAAGTCAAGAGAGGCTATGTCATGGCTTCAAGACATAGGTAGGAAGATGAGTGAGAAGAACTTACCTATAATATGGGAGACACCATCAGGATTTGTGGTACAGCAGATATACAAGAGCATGAAACCACGAAGGATAACAACTCATATAGATAATGTATTAATTAAACCCTCTATACTAGAGGAGACAGAGAACTTGGACAAGCGAAGATCAATCAATGGCGTGTCACCTAACTTTGTGCATAGTATGGATGCAACTGCACTCACACTAACTATTAACAGGTGTATGAAGGAAGGTATAAAGGATTTCTCTGTGGTGCATGACTCATATGGGGTACATGCACATTATGTCCCACGTATGGCAGATGCAATACGAAAGTCATTTGTGGAGATGTATTCGGAGACAGATGTACTCACTAACTTTTATGATGAGGTAATAGATGTGATACCAGAACTTGAGGAACCACCTGAACGTGGTGACCTTGACATAATGGGTGTCCTCAACTCTGAGTATTTCTTCTCCTAAATGTGGACATTCTAGGTTCAACACAAACAGTAACACACACGAAAGGAAAATATGGCAGGAAAATATCCAGTCACTCCGAAGGGAGAGTTTCGTTGGCCTCATATTATGGTGGCTGACACAACATACAAAGCAGAAGGTCAGTTTCATATTAAGGTGCTGTTGAATGGCTCCGAAGCTGAAGACATGCAGAAGATTGTTGATACTGCACACTCCGAATGGAAGAAGAAGTGTCAGCAGAAGTCAGCAAAGAAATGGCAGGAGTATATGCCATACAAGGTTTCACTTGATGAAGAGGGTATGGAGGAGGGGACTGAGTTCCACTTCAAACTCAAAGCATCAGGTACAAATGGTCGTACTGGAGAGACATTCACACAAAGACCTGTGGTTGTCGGGCCAAAAAATGAACCACTCTTGGGTCAGATTAAAGTAGGTAATGGGAGTATAGGTAGAGTAGCCTATGAGATTGCACCCTATGAGCATGGTACTTCTCTTGGTGTACAACTCAGGTTACGTATGGTTCAAGTTCTGAAGCTCGTTGAGTATGTTCCAAGTGGGAATGCTGATGATGTATTCGATGTAGAAGAGGACTATGAAATAGTACAGGAGGAACGTACCTCTGTTAAGATAGAAGAGGGTGAAGCCTTTGAAGATGATGGCGAGGAAAAATCTGGTGACTTTTAGATCTGGATTGGAGCAACGGATAGCGGACAACTTAGCAAAACGCAAATGCGAATATGAGTATGAGCCAATGTCCGTTGCTTACTTTGTTGAACACAAGTATAAACCTGACTTCGTGTTACCTAATGGGGTTATAGTTGAAGCTAAAGGATACTTCAGGTATAAAGAACAGAGGATGCACAGGTCAATCAAAGAACAGCATCCAGAACTAGACATACGATTTGTGTTTGCTAATGTGAACAGTCGTGTTCAGAGTTCTGGATTAACATGTGCAAACTGGTGCAAGAAACATAACTTCTTGTATTCAGAAGAGATTGTACCTCATGAATGGACTAAGGATGTCAAGAAGAAAAGAAACTAACTACATAGTGATTCACTCCACTCTCACAAAACCTAACTCAAACATAAACATTAGGACTGTTGATGAGTGGCATCGTAAACGTGGGCTACTAAAGGTTGGTTATCATTACTTCATAAAGCGTGGTGGTCAGATTGAGGTAGGTCGTAGCCCGAATGACATAGGTGCACACACTAAAGATCATGATTCTGATTCAGTTAGTGTGTGTATGGCAGGTGGGTTAAACACTAGAGGTATAGTGGCACCAGACTACACTAAAGAACAGTTGGAGTCCTTGTTTGTTTTAGTAAAGACTCTGAAGTATATGTATCCTGATGCACAAGTGGTGGGTCACAGAGACCTAAGTGGAACAGACTGTCCATCCTTTGATGTGAAGGAATGGTGGTTAGCAAACGAAGATAGTGCTGGTCTACTGAAGTATAAGGTAGGTGGATCAGGTGTTTGGGTTAACTAATAAAGGGGAAACATGAAGTGGAAAGAAATACTACCAGATCCAGATGAGATAACAGAGAACTACTCATTTGGTTACAAGTCAAGTACAGGATTGACCACATATAAGTCATTTCAATCATACACAATACAAGGTGTCCTAAATAACTTCCTTACTTTCTTACAAACACTAGGCTTTTCTTATGTTGGTAAGGTAGTACTGGAAAGTAAAGATGGTACAAAGACATGGACTACCTAGACACACACGAAGAGAGTGAGTTCATACAGCATGAGCCATGCCCTGAGTGTGGGTCACGAGATAACTTAGCACGTTATGATGATGGACACGCCTTCTGTTTTGGTTGTAATTACAGAGAGAAAGCAGGTGGTGAACAGAAAACAATAACAAAGAAAGGGGATAGACACATGGATTTTGTTGAAGGTGAAGCAACAAACCTGAGTGCACGAGGTATTTCTTTAGACACATGTAGGAAGTGGGACTACTGTATAGGTGAGGTTGCAGGACAACCAGTACAGATTGCCAATTACAAAGATGCAAGTGGACAGAGAATAGCACAGAAGATTAGGTTTCGTAACAAAGACTTCCACACTAGAGGTGACATAAAGGAAGCTGGTCTCTATGGTCAGCATCTATGGTCAGGTAAAGGTAAGAAGGCTATCGTTTGTGAAGGTGAGATAGATGCACTATCCGTTTCACAATCTCAAGGTAACAAGTGGCCTGTATACTCTGTTCCAAATGGGTCAGCAGGAGCTTCAAAGGCGGTACGTAAGAGCATAGAGTTACTCGATGGGTATGAAGAGGTCATCTTTTGTTTTGATAACGATGATGCAGGTATTAAAGCATCAAGAGAGTGTGCTCAAGTTTTACCTCCGGGTAAAGCTAAGATAGCAAAGCTACCTTTGAAGGATGCTAATGAGATGTTAGTTAAAGGTAGAGTAAGAGAGTTGATTGACTGTATCTGGCAAGCTAGAATATACAGACCAGATGGTATCGTTAATGGTAAAGATCTGTGGGACATAGTAAGTGCTGAAGATTCTATGTCATCATGTCAGTACCCATATGAAGGTGTAAATAAGAAGACTCTTGGTATGCGTAGAGGTGAGATAGTTACGATCACAGCAGGTGCAGGTATAGGAAAGTCACAGGTGTGTAGAGAAGTAGCTAACCACATACTGAATCAAGAAGAGAAGATTGGTTACATTGCACTAGAAGAATCCAACAAGCGTACTGGACTAGGATTCATGGGGTTACACTTAAACAAACCATTACATCTAGGTACAGTTGAGGTTACAGATGAGGAGTTTAAAGAGGCGTTTGATAACACCTTGAATACTGGTAACATCTACATGTATGACCATTGGGGTTCACTTGAGAGTGACAATCTCCTATCAAAGATTAGGTACATGGTGACTGCATGCGGTTGTAGTTTTATTATACTAGACCACCTATCTATTGTGGTATCAGGTATAGAAGAAGGTGACGAGAGGAGAACTATTGATAACCTGATGACTAAGCTGAGAGGTTTAGTTGAGGAGGTGAACTGTGGATTGATACTTGTGTCCCACCTGAAGAGACCTCAAGGTAACAAGGGTCACGAGGATGGAGCACAGACTAGCATGGCACAGCTAAGAGGTTCGGCCTCCATAGGTCAGCTATCTGATATTGTTATTGGATGCGAAAGAGACCAGCAAGGTGACAATCCAGATCGTACTACAGTAAGAGTATTAAAAAACAGATGGACAGGAGAGACAGGTGTAGCCTGTGAGTTAGACTACGATCACAAAACTGGAAGACTAACTGAAGTACCACTAGATGAGATACCTTTTGATGAAGAAGAGGAAGATGCTAGTTGGTCTGGTGATAGTGCGGTGTTCTAATGGATATGTTTGACACACTACACACAGACAGTTGTTCAATATGTGGACAGAACTCACAGTTTGTGGGTGATGGTGTTACTGGTATGTTTGGTAACATCCCGGTTACGTTCTGTCAATTATGTTTAGACTCAATGATTGCAATGGTGCAAGACTTAAGTGAGGGGGAAGATGAAGACATGTGTATTTGATATAGAAACTGATGGACTCTTAGAAGACTTAACTAAGATACATTGTTTAGTACTCTATGATATAGAGGAAGATAGGCTCACCTCTTTCACAGGTGAAGAAACAATGGACGGACTATTTTTCCTGAAAAATTTTGACACGATTATAGGACACAACATTATATCCTTTGACCTACCAGTTCTGAAATCGTTTTACAAATGGGAACCAGAGCCTACACAAAAGATAAGAGATACGTTGGTCTGGTCTAGGTTAATCTATCCAGACAGAGCAAGTAGAGACTCCATCAATCAAGCCATAGACAAAGACCAGTATGGTAGACACTCACTTAAGTCATGGGGTCAGAGGCTGGACTTTGGAAAGGGGGAGTTCACAGACTTTGAAGAGTTTAGTATAGAGATGTTGGAGTACTGTGAGAATGATGTTCAACTTAACTATAAGTTATACTGTAAGTTACTTGGAGCAAAGTTTCCAGAGGATTCAGTACAACTGGAGCATGACATACATACTATCTGCTTACGACAAACTGAGAATGGATTTCCTTTTGATGTTGAAGGTGCATCTAAACTATACGCACAACTAGCAGAGAAGAGAGACAAGCTACAAGGTGAGTTAAAGAAAGTCTTTGGCTCATGGATAGTTGATGAGGGTTCAAGAAAGAATGACACCTATAACAAGGTTAAGATTGTTGACTTCAATCCTAACTCACGTAAACACATAGCTAAAAGATTGACAGAGTTAAGAGGCTGGAAGCCTAAAGATTTTACACCAACCAATGAGCCGAAGATAGATGAGCAGATACTATCTAAGCTACCCTATCCAGAAGCGAAGCTAATGGCAGAGGCATTCGGTGTGAATAAACTAATAGCTCAATTATCAGAGGGAAAACATGCTTGGTTACATCACGAAAAGAATGGCAAGATTCACGGATCAGTTAATACAATGGGTTCAATCTCTAGTAGATGTTCTCATTCCCACCCTAACATCGGTCAGGTACCTAGTGTCAAGACACCATATGGAACAGAGTGTAGA